AGAATTACTTAAAACAACCGATAAGTCCGAATATGAGAAAGCTAAGTTGCAGAATCAACAATCTCTTTATTTAAGTACAAATTGGGCTAAAGTAGAGAACAATCTATATACTCAAGCAATCTATTATGAGCCAACGAGATTAGCGGCATTTTACGACTACGAATCTATGGAATATACGCCTGAGATATCAACGGCTTTAGATATTTACGCAGAGGAAGCGACAACACCAGACCAAAATGGTTATGTTTTACAGGTATATTCTGAATCAAACAGGATTAAAAGTATCTTGATTGATTTATTTGTTAATACCTTAGACATTAACACCAACTTACCTATGTGGATTAGAAATATGTGTAAGTACGGTGATAATTTTGTTTATTTAAAATTAAACCCAGATAAAGGGGTAACTGGATGTTTACAATTACCAAATATTGAAATTGAAAGATTAGAAAGGGGTATGGACGCAAGAACATATCAAGCCACTGCAGATGTTAGTAGAAAGGCATTAAAATTCGCTTGGAAAACAAAAGATGCGGAATTTAACACTTGGGAGGTTGCTCACTTTAGATTATTAGGTGATGATAGAAAACTTCCATACGGAACATCGATGTTAGAAAAGGCACGTCGTATTTGGAAACAATTAGTATTGTCTGAAGATGCGATGTTAATCTATAGAACATCAAGAGCACCTGAAAGAAGGGTGTTTAAAGTATATGTTGGGAATATGGATGATAAGGATGTTGAACCATACGTACAAAGAGTTGCCAACAAATTTAAAAGAGATCAGGTTGTTGATAAAAAGACAGGTAATGTAGATTTACGTTTTAACCAAATGGCTGTCGACCAAGATTATTTCATTCCTGTTCGTGATCCAGCACAAGCAAGTCCAATTGAGACATTACCGGGAGCGCAGAACTTATCTGAAATTGCCGATATAGAATACATCCAAAAGAAACTTGTAACCGCATTAAGAATACCTAAAGCTTATTTAGGTTTTGAGGAACCTGTTGGTGATGGTAAAAATTTATCTTTATTGGATATTCGTTTTGCAAGAACAATTAATAGAATACAAAAATCAGCAATTTCAGAAATGAATAAAATTGCTATCATTCACTTATTCCTAATGGGGTTTGAGGATGAGATATCTAACTTTACATTACAATTAACAAATCCATCGAAACAAGCGGATTTATTAATGATTGATGTATGGAAGGAGAAGGTAACACTTTATAAAGATATGGTTACTGAAATACCTAAATCAGTACAACCTACGTCCGCTACTTGGGCTAAGAAACACATTTTTGGATTCTCTGATGAGGAAATTAAACTTGAGTTACAACAAATCAGAATGGAGAGAGCGGTATCCGCAGAACTTGACAACACCGCAACAATTATAACAAACACAGGTGTATTTGATACGGTTGATAAGTTATATAAAGCACCGGCATCGGGAGCAACACCAACTGAAGGTGAGGCACCTGAAGGAGGGGCACCTCCAGCACCTGATATGGGTGGAGACTTCGGAGGAGGAGGAGCACCTCCAGCACCTGAAGGAGGGGCAGAGACAGCGGCACCAACGGTACCTGAATCAACAAAAAAAGAAAGATTTAAATTATTAACCGAACATAATGAAGATGGGTTCGATGAAGATGATTTCTTAGAGTTTAGAAAAGTTAATGGAACATTAGGAATAATTGAGGAAGAATTATCTAGATTGTTAAAAGATTAATATTTATTAATATGAATAGATTACAAAAACTCACAGAAAAAAGCCTTAAATTAATTTTAAGGATGATTTATAATTCAGTGGAGTCTTATGGTAGACCATCTAACATATTTGACTACGCTAACGATAAATTAATAAGGGATGAATTAGATTTAATTAATCTTAAAAATCTTGATTATTCTGAAATGAGTTATATTCTACAACTTTACAAATCAAACCCTAATTACGAAACAGAACCATTAAAGGTACCAAAACTTGGTACTTTTGAGGTTAAAACTAGAAGGATTGCGGAACTTCGTGAAAAACAATGGTGGGTAATGGATTATGAAAGTTTTCTTGAGGACCCCGAGGATGTTAATACATTTTTAGTCGAAAACGACGATTATGATTGGTGGGATGGTGAGATGATAGATTCGGAATCCTATGATGAAGAAACTCTTGGGACGGAGATTGATGACGTAAAAAAAATTAGTTGATATTTATAATAAAATTATAGAAATGTTTGGAGAATTAAAATCAAAAATAGAAACCTGTTTATCAGAATCATACAAAAATAAAAATCTTAAAAAAGATCTATTTGTTTTTGAACAATTGGTTTTGAACAATAAAAATATTGCTAAAGTATTTTTCTTATACGATGAACTATCGTCAAATAAAGGTTTGTCTGAATCCGTTGCAAATGAATTCATTAAAGAATCTATTACGGCTTATGAAAATTTGATTAATAAGATTAATCCAAAAAACATTAAAGAACTAAAATCTTGGGTAGGTCACATACAATGTGAAAATACATATAAAAGTATTGACGATTTATTCTCAACAAATGTTTTAACGTTGGAGAACAAAATTAAAAGTAAAAAAGTAATCTTAGAGGGTTTGAAAAACAAATCTAAAGATCAAAAAGAAGTTATTCAGGTTCCGTTAAAATCTATGATTAGTATCGCAAATAAAACGGTTGATAAATTCATTACGTCATTATCTGAGTCAGAACAAAAGGAATTAAAAACTATCTTATCCATACCTAAAGAAACTTTAATTGAGAATTATTCCAAAATTAAAGATGAGGTTGTTAGTAAATTAAACGACCAAAAATCAACTTCAGATTCTGAAACTTCTCAAACTATTGATAAGGTGTTAACTAAATTGCAGACCGAATCATTCAACGAGTTGAATTACTACAAGTTGAAACAACTTAACGAAGGTCTTTAATTCTGTTTGGACTTTAATCTTTGGATATACGACGCTTTTTTAAATTCAGCTCGTTTCTCTACTGATGGTTTTGTAAACTCTTTCTTACCAAAAAGGATAGAACTTTGTTTGGTTCTAATTACTTTTCCTTTAAGGTCCTTCAATGCTTTTTCAATGTTTCCTTTTTTTACTTCTACAAATAACATAAATTTTTAGGTTGTTGATATAAATATAATAATTCGTTATAATTTATAAAAATAAACATTAAGAGTATGGAAAATTTTTATGAAAAAAGGGAAAACTACAAAATTGAGTGGGTATAGAACATTTAAATCACACTACGGCACCATAGATGCCCAAAACCTAAAATCAATTTATGTAAACATCCAAACGTGGGTGGAACCAAAAGACGAAGTAGAGAACTGGAGTCGAGTTGTGCTAAATATGGCAAGATCTGTCAAACATTCAGTTTTAGAAAACATAAACAAAGAAGTATTCGATTCAAAGTTCATAGTAGATCTGGATTTAAGAACAAGCGGTCTACAATTAAAAAAGAAGTCATTTATGAACTTAGAAATTAATTTATTTCTACACGAACATATGGACTTCAAATCCCCCAAGTTAAAGAAGTACGTTAAAAATCTTATCAAAGAAGTATATGGGGATGTATTAAGTAAAAATAAGTTTTTTAAACTAACCCTTACAAAAAACGGAAATCAAAAACCCATAAAGAAAGAAACTGAAAGTATTTAGTATTTATATATAAAATATTAAATGAAAGATTTAAAGATATTAGGTCCGAGAGATTCGGGTCGTGGAATTTTGGTTGAGTATGATGCTGGATACATTAATCCTAATGAGAGAAGAAATTTAGATCTTATTAGAGAAAATAAAGATATGTTAGACCACTCAAAACCATTCGAGTTTTACGCGGTTCTACAGAAATATAATACACCAAATAGAAACGGAAGAGTTTACCCCGAAAGAATCCTTAAGAGAGAAGCGGATAACTATAAGAAAATGATTGAGAAAGGAACTTCCCTTTCTGAATTAAACCACCCTGAGTCGTCTTTAATTGACTTGGACCGAGTATCCCACATTATTACAGAAGTATGGTGGGACGGACCCGTATTATTGGGTAAACTTAAGTTATTAACAAGTCCTGGTTTTCACGAAAGAGGTGTTGTTTCCACCAAAGGGGATTTAGCAGCGAATTATCTACGTCAGGGGGTTACTTTAGGAATATCTTCTCGTGGGGTTGGGTCACTTAAAAAGGTTGGTGAACAAAATGAAGTTCAGGATGATTTCGAGTTAATTTGTTTTGACCTTGTATCATCACCATCCACACCGGGGGCTTACTTATTTAAAGACCCAAGTGAAAGAATGAACTACGAAGAGAACTTAGATGAAGAGAAAAAAATACAAGCAAATAGACATATTGGAGAAATGGGATCTAAATCGCTTGACTTAATGAGTAGATTATCCGATTATTTGGATAAATAATTAATTATGGACGAAAAATATTTTATTGCAAAGATCACCACTGACATTGTTGATAATGAATCAGGGAAAGTTAAAAAACAAAGAGAAGAGAAATTAGTGAGAGGTTATAACCCTACTGATGTTGAGGCAAAAGTAACTAAGGTTTACGAGAACTACACAATGGATTGGAGAATCACTTCTATCAGCGAAAGTAAGATTGATGAGGTAATCGAAGAATAAGAAGAATAAAATTTTCTGGAAATGGGAAAGGGCAATATTGTCTTTTCCCATTTTTTTTGTCTTAAATGTCCGTAAATGTAATTTTTTTCAAAAGCATAGATATTTATTTGAAAACTATACTAAAGTAAAATATGGCAAATAACCAAAACGTAGTAGAAGAGGCGATTTTTCAAATTAAGAATTTGGAAGAAACTCTACAAGAGAATGCAAAAGGAATACTTCAGTCAACAATGAGTGAGGAAATCAGACAATTAGTAAAAGAATCCCTTAAAGAATCAGATGATGAGGAGATTGAAGAACAAGATGAACCCGTAATAGGTGGCGAAGCAGAACTTGATGATGAGAGTGAAGTTGAGGATGAAGACATCGATGATGAGATGGAAGATGAAGATGAAATGGAGTTTGACGACGAAATGGAAGATGAAGATGATATGGATGACGAGATGGATGACGAGATGGAATTTGATGACGAAGAAACTATCGATATGACAGATGCGTCTGACGATGAGGTTTTAAGAGTTTTTAAAGCTATGGGTGATGAAGATGGAATTGTTGTTAAAAAAGAAGGTGATAAAATTCACTTTACGGACGGCGATGATGAATATATGATCCAATTGGGAGAATCAGAAATGGAAGATGAATTATACGAAATGGATGATGAAATGGATTTAGGATTTGACGACGATATGGAAATGGAAGACGGTGAGTTAGATGAATTTTCTTGGGGTGGAGCTGCAGCTGGAGCAATCAAAGGAGGATTTGGACTTGACGAGGAAATGGAAATGGAAGACGAAGAGGAAGAAACAATCTATGAAATCGAAATGGATGACGAAGACGAAATGGGCTTCGAAGAAGAAATGATGGAAGAAGAGGAAGAAGTTGACTTTGAGGAGGAAATGATGGAAGAAGACGAAATGGACTTCGAAGAAGAAATGATGGAAGAAGATGACGATATGGATTCTATTATGGAAGCAATCAAAAAGGCAATTACACCTAAAGGTGTTGGAATCGGTAAAGGACCTAAATTCAATTACGATAAAAAACCTAACCAAAACTTACCTGTAACGAAACAAAAAGAAGCTTTCGGAAAAGGGACTAAGGCTGTTGGTACAGGTAAAGCGAAATTCGAATACAAAGAGGAAAAAAACTTTGGTTCAAACAAACACGAGTACAAACGTAAAAAAGTAGACGGAGTTGAGAAAAAAGCTGGTGACGATAACGGTCATTACAAAACTTACGAAAAAAGAGAAACTAAAGAAGCTTCAAGAACTTATGGTAATGGATCTAAAGATGGAAGTCGCGGACTTAGAAAAGCTAAAACTAACAACAGAAACTACCAATATAATCCATTTAAAGTTACTGAATCTGCAAATCAAAATGAAGTAAACTTATTAAGAGAGAAAAATGAAGAATACAAAAAAGCTCTTGATTTGTTTAGAACTAAATTGAATGAGGTTGCAACGTTCAACTCTAATTTGGCTTACGCTACTCGTTTGTTTACAGAACATTCAACAACTAAACAAGAAAAAATAAATATTCTTAGAAGATTTGATAATGTTGAATCTTTAAAAGAATCTAAAAATCTTTACAGAACTATTAAGAATGAGTTATCATCTACAGGTTCTAACGGAGAACAAAAATTAACTGAATCAATCGAAAGAAGTGTTAATAAAACCGTTTCTACAGGATCGGCAACAAACTTGATTGAATCAAAAACTTATGAAAATCCTCAATTCTTAAGAATGAAGGATCTAATGGGAAAACTTTAATAAACAATAAACACAAATAATAAAAAAACCAAAAAATGGGAGCATTATTAGAATCAGGTCTTGTTGGTAACATCGGGTTAAAACACCTTAAAGTTATCAAAGAAGACACAATTAACAAATGGGACAAATTAGGATTCTTGGAAGGTCTTAAAGGTCACTTAAAAGAAAACGTAGCTCAATTATATGAGAACCAAGCATCTTACTTAATTAACGAAGCAACATCTGACGGTCAATCAAACGGAGCGTTCGAAACAGTTGTATTCCCAATCGTGAGACGTGTATTCTCTAAATTATTGGCTAACGATATCGTATCAGTACAAGCTATGAACTTACCAATCGGTAAATTGTTCTACTTCGTACCTAAAATCCAAGGATATGAGAACGCATCTTCAGAGTACGCTAACTTATACCCTAACTCAGATCCGTCTAACTCAACTGCGGGTGGTGAGCACTTCGCACCTTACGGAGCACCAAATGGTCCGGATAACACTAACGCAGGTTATGATTTAACTGCAGGTGGATACCCATACAAAAAAGATCTTTACGATTTATTTTATGAAGGTAATGAGGCGTCTTTAGATCCTCCAGGGTTGTTTGACTACTCTAAAGGTAAATGGACAGCTGTTACAACTAACGCTACAGTTCAAGCTTGGGTTGGATCTTCATTAGTTGATGCAAACATCGGTTCAGGTGAAATTATACCAAATGGTAACTACAGAAAAGTTATTGTTAAAATGGGTGGATTCACTACATCAGGAGCTGGTAAATTAATCGGACCTGACGGTAATGAGATGGATACAGAATCATTCTTATCTGACCTTAGAATTTACGCTAACAGCGGTTTATCTGCGGACACTACACCTTGTAACGTACTTACAACGACTTACAACAGTGGTACTGTATACGCACCATTATTGTTTAGAGTTGTAACTCAAATTTACGGTAAAGGTATCGTTAAGTATGGTGAGAACCAAGGAACGGTGTTTAGTAATACAGGATCTTACCCTAATAGTCCAACAAATGCTGGAAACGGTGGTAACTACAATGATATCTGTGACTCTAACGGATATATCTGGTTAGAAGTTGATTTATCTTGTCCTGTATGTGCTGATTGTGACTCAACATCATTAGATGGTTACACAGGTACTACATTATTTTCAGGTGGTTCAGGAACATCATTTACGGCTTGGTTTAGAAGATATGCTAACTTAGAATTTGAAGATCAAATTGGTGAGGTTTCTTTCGACTTAGAATCAGTAACTGTTTCTGTAACTGAAAGAAAATTAAGAGCACAATGGTCTCCTGAGTTAGCTCAAGACGTTGCTGCATTCCATAACATCGACGCTGAAGCTGAGTTAACTGCATTGTTATCTGAGCAAGTAGCGGCAGAGATTGACCGTGAGATCTTACGTGACTTACGTAAAGGAGCGGCTTGGCAATTACGTTGGGATTACAACGGATGGAGAAGAATTAACAACCAAGTATCTTACACTCAAAAAGACTGGAATCAAACATTGA